CGTCAACCACTCAATAAAGGCCTCCTATGAAGACCCAGTCTCATAGTTCGCAACTAGCTCAGCTATTGCGATCACGCGTTAGCTCGTCTGCTACAGACGATGCAATATCTTCATTTCTTCATGATCTCGATACTCCTCGCTCTTTAACTGTTTGGCTCCTTTATTCCTTAAAGGAGCATGATCAGTTAGTCAGTTTGGATATCGATCCGTTGGATTACTCCGACGCTAACCGTTTTCGGTTAGACTACATTGCGACTCACTTTTTATCTAAAGCCGACTTCCTCGACACTTCTGTATCGAAGAAAAAAGCGGCGATGGATAAATTTTATAAGTTCGAACGTCAATGCGGTGAAACTAATGATCGTCTTCGTCGAAACCTCCCCTCTCCATCGCTAACAAACGATGAAGACTGTTGGCTGCGTAACGCAGTCACCAGCAAAATAAGGCTGATTCTTGAAGATTTTTCACCTGAAGAGTTTGTCGATAGTTGCAATTGGGGTCCTGGCGTAACAACCCTGTTGAAGGGGAGTCACGTTTCGGCCGCTAATAAATTCCAGTCTGAGACTGGAATAACACGCGACTTGTACGCCTTTGTGAAACCTTGGTTCGCCGAGGCTTTCCCTATGTGTGCCCTTCATCTTTGGTCATTGGAAGCCGACCAGAGTAACGATGGGTTCACATTCGAAAAAGGCAACGTAATAGTCACGGTTCCGAAAAATAGTAAGACAGATCGAGTTATCGCAATTGAACCTGGTTGGAACCTTTGGTTCCAGAAAGGTATCGGTGCGATGATCCGACGTCGTCTCGCTCGATTCGGAGTGGACCTTAACAACCAGAGTAAGAATCAACAATTTAGTCACGAAGGGGCCTTTGATGGTCACTTGGCGACGATTGATTTTAGCTCTGCGAGCGATAGTATCAGTATCGAAACTGTCCGTGAGGTATTACCTTACAAATGGTTTCAGATCCTTGATATTGTTCGTTCTAAGGTTGGTGTCAGCAGCGAAGGCGTTGTCCGATGGAAGAAATTCTCTTCTATGGGCAACGGCTTTACGTTCGAGCTTGAGTCATTGATATTTTTCGCAGCCGCTTGCGTGGCTTGCGACTTCTGTCATATCTCATGTTCGGATATATCCGTTTTCGGGGATGATGTAATCATTCCGGTAGGAGCTGTTGACGTCTTCTCGAGATTATGCCAAACGCTTGGTTTCACGGTAAATGCACAGAAGAGTTTCTCTTCGGGGCCTTTTCGTGAATCTTGCGGTAGTCATTATTTCGAGGCGTTGGACTGCAAGCCCGTTTACCTTAAAGGTAAACTTCAAACGTTCCAATCCCTTTTTAAACTACTCAACGCAGTTAGGCTCCTCGCTCATCGGTTCGGGTTAAACCGATTCTGTGACCGAAGGTTTCTTCCTACGTGGCGTAGTTTGTATAAGCGCGTACCCAAGCCGTTACGGCTTGGGATACCTCGTGGTTTCGGCGACGGCGGCATCATCATGAATTTTGATGAGGCACGTCCGTCTCTGGCTCCTCGAAGTAACGAGCTAACCTGGGAAGGTTACTCGATCCGCATGGTATTGGAGATTGGGGTTACCCAATCGTTTGACGCTCCCGGTCTTTTACTAGACCGGGTGCGGGGTGGTTCGACGGTAGCATATGGCAATTGCTATACGCTAAGAGGCCAGGTGAAGACACGAGTTTCTCGCGTCTTCATCCCGTCGTGGTACAACCTCGGGGAGTGGACTTAGT